AATTTTCCAAAAAGAAAAATATATAAAAAGGGTGATCCAATAAAAATGATATTTCATCCAACTCCATGGCGAGGTTTAAATGTTATACTTGGTGCTATGCAATTGTTAAAGAATGACAACATCACTCTTGATGTGTTTTCTTCGACAAAGATATATGGCAATCAATTTATGGACGCTAATGATGATCAATACAGACCATTATATGCGCAAGCAGCTCAACTTAAAAATGTCAATTATAGAGGTTGGCATAGTAATGATTATATATGTGAACACATAACAGACTATCAAATATTTCCATATAGTAATAATTGGGAAGAAACATCTTGTATATCAGCTATTGAAGCATTAGGTGCAGGGTTACACATGATCACCACAAACTATGGTGCTCTGTTTGAAACTTGTTCTGAATGGCCAGTATATGTCCAATATGATACCAACTACAAAAATATGTCAGAGTGTTTTGCATATGCTATTGATTCAGTGGTTGATTACTTACATCACGATAGATGTCAGGAACATTTACAAATGCAACAGGATTTTTACAAAAAATTTTATTCTTGGAATAAAAGAAAAATGGAATGGACTAATTTTTTAGAAGGAGTTTTAAATGCAAAATCATGAGCCCATTTGGTTTGACAAAAAAGAAAAATCTAATGATGTAAAATATTCTGTGTTTGTTGGCACTCCTTGTCATTCTGATGTATCTATACATTACACTCAGTCAGCTTTAGAATTACAAAAATATTGTTGGCATAATAAAATCAACTTAATGTTTCAATTGTTTAAGTCTTCACTAATTACACAAGGTAGGAATTTATGTGTCTCTGCTTTTTTACAAACTAAATGCACACACTTATTATTTATTGATTCTGATATTGCATTTAAACCTCATAGTCTACAACATCTACTGGATGCTGATAAAGATGTAATATCTGTGCCCTATCCCTTAAAAGATATGTGTTGGGAAAAGGGATATGAAACTATTCAACAGGGCAGAATAAAATCTGTAGAAGACCTTAAAACAAAAGCTTTTTATAGATTTCCAATGCGTGTTCCTGATGCTAGTGATATTAAGATTGATAATCATGTCATTGAGGTAACTCATTCACCTACTGGATTTATGTTAATTAAAAGAGAAGTGTTTGATAAAATGAAGAAGTTTTACCCAGAAAAAGAGATATATCAAGATACCTTAATTAACGGCAAATTACAGAAAACAAAGGAGATGTGGAACTTTTTTGACACCCTTCATAACCCAGAAGATAAGACCTATTTAGGTGAGGATTTTGCCTTTTGTAAGATATGGAAGGAAGCAGGTGGTAAATGTTATGCCTATGTTAACGATGAGATTAGCCATGTTGGAGAACATACCTATACAGGTAGGTTTGGCGATGAGTTGATAAAGGACAAGTAAAATGGTAGAATTAGCCTTTTAGATCTAAAGGAGAAAATATTTAAATGTTACAATTCTTGCCCTACGCATTAGCAGCCTACGGAGGTTATCGAGGTTACAGAGATTCAAAAGATCAGGGTATCAGCGGGATAAATAGATTATTAAATACAGCTGCAGGTGCTGCTATTGGTTATAACTTAGGACAAGTTGGAGGCTTTGCTAAAGGTGCAGGGTTTGGAACCACTACTCCTTCTTTCACACAATTACCGGGTATAAGATCTATTCCCATGATTGGTGCAGGAACTCAACAAGCCGCAACAACTGGTACACAGATTCAAGGTATAACACAGAATGCAAATCCAAAATTTTTAGGTGCTGATAAAGCTGGTAATATGATTGCAAATCCAAATTATGTTGCACCAAAAAAAGAGGCTGGTGGATCTCTATTAGATATTTTTAGAAAAAAAGATGGTGAATATGATCCACTAAAAATTTCTTTAGCTGCTGCTGCTGTACCATACGCATTAGGTGCTTTCGATCAAGGGCCAGTAGATGTGTATCAACCAACTTATAATGTTGCTTATGCAGACTTTGCAGCACAAAGACCTGGCTACACATACATTGATCCACAAACAGGACAAGAGAAACAATACGAAAAAGTTTACATACCAGAAGCAGATCCGAAGAATCAAGGTAATATGAGAGTGGGTCCATATGCAATGGAGAAAACAAGATTAAGAACTGGTGGATTAGCAGAGATAAGAAAATTTAACGAAGGTGGTGTTAACTATTTACCATCAAAACTTGAACATGATGAAGACGATGCAAATAACTATGTGCGTGCACAAGGTTATGTAGAGGACGGATCAGGAGCAGGTGATAAAGACGAGGATACAATGTTAGCTCAATTAGCAGACGGAGAGTTTGTAACAAGAGCAGATGGAGTATTAGGTGCTGGAATCATAGCTGGAGCAAACCCAAACAGCATGAAAGACATGAGAGAAAAAGGTGCCCAATACTTTTACGAGCAACAAAAAAGATACAAACGTGTATTTGATTTATTGAAGGATAAGTATGGCGACAGCACAAAAACGAATTAAACCATTAGTAAACGTTCTTCCAATCGAACCAAAAGATATTGATAGATTTTGGCCTCTAATGGAGTTCATGATTGCTGAAGCATTAGTTTTTTCAGGTAAGTATGCAGATCCAGAATGGTTTTTTAGAGAACTTAAAAAAGATGTGATGCAGTGTTGGATTATGTTTGGTTCAGATGAACAAGAGGAAAATAAAGTTTTTGGTGTTTGTGTAGGAAGAATTGCTGAATTACCAAATTATTCACAATATGAAATAATCATTTGCACAGGTAAAAGAAGAGAGTTATGGGAAGATAATTTAGTAAATGAAATTACAAATTTTGCAAAACACAACAAGTGCAAAAGAATGAGCATTTTGGCTAGACCTGGTTGGGAAAAAATTTCTAAAAAATGGGGCTGGCAAAAGAAACACGTACAACTAGAGAAATGGATATAATATGAGTTTTTTTGGAGGAGGAAGATCATCAGCACCTACGCCACCATCTCAATCAACAACGTTTGTTAGAGAAGCACCAGGCATAGAAGAACGAAAAATAGAGTTGATGGACATCGCGAGACAGATCGCGCAAAAACCAGTTGATTTACCAGACATACAAGCAGCAGGACCAAGTGCTTTAGAGCAATTAGGATTTCAACAAGCTGCACAAACAGGTGTCGGTGCAGGAACTGTTCAGCAAGGTATACAACAAATACAACAAGCAGCAGCTCCTATTGGTGCACAACAAATTTCACAATATCTAAATCCTTATCAATCATATGTGACTGATGAAATTGCAAGACAATCACAAATAATGCAAAACCGATTAGGGGCACAAGCAGTTGGTGCAGGTGCATTTGGTGGTGGCAGAGAAGGTGTACAGCAAGCAGAATTACAAGGCAGAGCTTTATCAGCTATGGGACAAGCACAAGCAGCTGGTTTTAATACAGCATTAGGGGCAGCACAAAGGCAACAACAAGTTGGGTTGGCAGCAGGTCAACAACTTGGTGCTTTAGGTGCAGGTCAACAACAGATGGCACTAGCTGATCTACAACAACTAATGGGTGCAGGTGGAGTACAAAGACAACTTGCACAACAAGCATTAGATGCACAAAGAGCAACCACATTACAACAACAATACGAGCCTTATCAAAGAGCTGAATTTTTGAAAAATCTTTATGCAGCTGGGCCTACAACACGATCAGGTATTACGATGGGAACTGCTCCATCAACAAGTCCATTAGCACAAGCGGTGGGAACAGGTATAGGAGCATTCGCAGCTTATCAAGGTTCACAACAGAATTAGGAGAAACATGTCTATAAACAAAGTATTGAACAGACCAATGTTTCGACAACAAGCTCTTAGAAAAGGTCACATAAAAGTTATTAAAGCACAGACTGGAGAATTTATTGGTCCTGCAAGACCCATGGGTCCTTATCAACCGACTGTGCCCTCTACGTCCGTTGTTAGACCAGGTTTTATAAGAAGAGGAATAAATGCTATGGGAGCAGTGGCAAGATCACCTATAGGAAAAGGCATTGGTGCAACTTTGAGCTTACCTGGGTATGTTGGTTTTGAAGCTACAGGACAAGTAGCAAACGCTATGGGTATGCAAGATTCACCATATAAAATACCACTACAAATAGCAGGTGCTTATGGAGCAACTAAATTACCAGGTGCTGCAGCATTAGCAGGCATGGGTATGGGACCACAACTTGGAATCGCTGCGTTAGGTGGAGCTGGATATTTTGCGTATCTTAAAGCAAAAGAACAACAAGCTAGAATAGCTGCAATGACTCCAAAAGAAAGAAAAGAATTTTATGCAAATCAAAGAGCTAAAGCATTAGAAGGTGAAGCTGATTTAGATAATTTTGATGATAATTTTTTTAGAGTTGATCCTGGAAAACAAGCGATAAAAAAAACAAAAGAAGATGCTAAAGCAGTGGACATTGGAAGTGCAAATCCAGGTGCAGGTAGACCAAGTTTCAGAAGAAAAGAGGAGGACAAACAAGACAATCTGACAGCAAAGGATAATGAAACAGATGGAAAGGTTGACATAAACAAAGTTGTAGAAAATGAAAAGAAAAAAATTACTAATCAAGCACCTGATGGCTCAGACCCAAATTCAGTAGCACCCGTGCCGCCAATCGCAGGAGCAGTAGAATCAAAAGATAGAAATGATAATTTATTAAGTACAAAAGAAAGTAAAGAAGGAACTGGTGCAAGCACAGGTCTTACAGACGAGGGTGAAGTAGGAGGTAAAAAATATTCATCAGATGTTATTTCTAGAGGTAAGATAATTGCTAAAGAATTATTAGAAGGAAGACAATCACAAGCTGGTCTTTTATTTTTAGCCAACCTTGCTAGCGGATTGCTTTCAGGTAAAACTACACAAGGTGGCATAGCAGGTGCTATGGATGTCATGGGTCAGGCTTTAGGTCCTGCAGCTAATAATTACTCAATTATGAAATTAAAAGAGAATGAATTAGAAAATCAAATAATGGGACAAGCATTAGATATTGCATTGGCAGAGTATAAACTTGCAAATACAAATCAAATTACTAAAGGTCAATTGGGTAGAGTTCAATTTTTAGGGCCTGGTGGTAAAGTAAGAAATTTCCAAGGTGGTATTAATGAGAATGGTATTCCTTATTTATTAGTGGGAGGCCGACAAATTGCTGCATCTGATATTACAGGAGATCAGTTAGTAGAGTTATATAATGATCCATCTTTGAAAGATTTTGCATACAGCTCTGCTATAGTAAAAGACAAAATATCTGATGATGAAGCTAAGGCACACAGATTATTATTACAAAATATTAAATCTAAAAACATTGTTTTTGATGTAAAAAATATAATTAAAGCAACCGGTGCTGCTGGTACAAAAGGTAATCTACAAATTGCTCTAACTAAATTAAATTCATTGTTAAATGACTTTGGTTTGGGAAGCACCAAAGATGCTATACAAAGATTAAATTCTAATGAAGAACAATTTTTCAGAAATCTTGAACTTGGATATCAATCTGGTGATATAACAAAAGATCAATATAAAAAATTAAAAAAAGCATATAACAAAGAAGATATTCAAAAAACTATTGAAAAAGCGGCTAAAAAAAATTATAAAGTTGTTGATCAATCAACTGGTAAACTAAGAGAACCAACTACTAATGAATTATTTGAATTGGTCAATGCACAAACTACTCTTGCATATGCACTTGCCAACTCTTTTAAAGATACAGATAGATTAACACAAAGAGACGTTATAGCTGCACAATCAATCATTAATATTTTACCTGCGTTTGGTGGTGCTGAAACAGCGATTGCATCTTTGAATGCCTTAGAAAAAGATTTAGATAGAAGTATTGATTCAACTATTAATAGATTAGAAAGATCTTATTATACTCAAGATGATGTTATGAATGGTTTCTTAAGTTTGTTAAAGGGTGGGGCATCATTTGGTAAGACAGACTCATCAAGAGTAGTGTCACCAGAGGAACGTATGAATATTTTACAAGGAATAGAATTTTAATGGCAACAATAGGCGAAATACAAAAACGATTAGATAATCGAACATTAGATCCTTTTGCTCTCACACCAGAGGAACGTAATGCTATTGATTCAGCTATTGATGATGGAATCCTAAAAGGACCTAAAACAGATGCATTAATGGAAATAAGAAGAGGTGTTGCAGAGGATATTGCACAAGAAAAAAGATTCCAAGAAAATCCAATACAAGAAGCATTAGATGAAAAAGGTTCTTTTCTAAAGGGTAGACCAGGCGCAGTTCTTGCAGGAGATCTAACAGGTGTTGCTGTTGGTTATAAAATGATGTCTGGTAAATTATTTGGTGCTGCCAAATCTGGTAACTTGTGGACTAGAGGCCCACTTGCAATCGGGAGACAAATGGACAAGGTTGGTAATATATTAGCTAGAGGTCCAGGTCCACTTAAATTATTTGGTGGCGCACTAAAACTTGTTGGTAAGGCAGCAGACTTACCTGAAAGAGTAATTAGAAGTCCGCTAGGTCAAGCAGAGATTGTTTCTACATTAACTGGAGCTGTAGGGGCCGCAGCAGGTTCCATCACATACGATGGAATGAATAAAGCTGCAGGTAAAACTATTGCAGGTGCATTAGTTGAGGGACTCGCAGATTTAAGTGACAAAGAAATAAACACAAATATGACATATAACGCAGCGAATGAATTTAAAGATTCTCTAATCTATGGTGGCGTAGCATCAGCTTTTACTCCTTTTCTTACTGGAGTGCTTGGTAAAGTTGGAAGAAAAATTTTACCGACTAAAAAAGGCCCTGAAATGGATGAAATGTTAAATCACATAAGAGAAAGAGATTTACCAGCTACATTTATTGCACACATTGATCAAAATAAAGGCGCGGGTAGACTTGCAGCAAACTTTTTTAAAACTGCTGGTGTATTTCCAGGTATTTCTTCTATGGGAGAGTCTGCAATAAAAAAAGCAGAAATCGCAGGTGCGAATGATTATATAAAACAATTTTTACTTTACTCACCTTTATTAAAAGTTTCTGCCATGAGTAGTGCGATATATAACCAAGTAGCTGAAACTTATAATAAAAGAATAGGTTTGATTGGAGCTAACTATGCAAAATTACATGCAGATGTAGCTGCATCAGGTAATCCAAAACTGATTGATTTAGAAAGAACAAAAAAAGAAGCTGTTGAATTTATTCAAAATAATAAAGATACTTACATAGATTTAAGTGGTTCATATGATATTGATTTTAAAAACATAGCTAAAACTTTACAAAATAAAGGAGACTCCATGTACTTATTCTATCAATATCTTCAAGGTATTGGAAATAAAGTTTCTCCATCTGAGTATTTAGGTTTAAGACAAATGTTGAATAGAGCATTACAACAAACAGATTTTCAAACATTTCAAGCGGGTCAATTCAAATTGATGAATGCTTTAGAGGATGATTGGATGACCTTTGGTTCGAAAATAAACAAAGGTAATTTATTGACCGATGAATCTATTAAAAAAACCTATGATGACTTTGTAGAAAAACAAGGTAAGGAGGCTGGTGAAGAGTATATTAAAGGTTTAATTCAGGCTGGTAATAAAATAAATGATGACCTAAAATTTGCTAATACTGTATTTAACAAAACAATAAACAGATATTCTAATCCGGCTATTATTAGACAATTACAAAAATTTGATAAAACCTTATTTACCAATAAAGGTACCTTTGGCATAGTAGGTAAAGAAGCTCTTCCAAGAGATCAATTATTTGACAATATAGAAAAAAATGTATTTCAACACGGCACAGAAGAATCAATTCAACAATTTAAATATTTACTTGGTGCAGGTACTAAAACTGTTGGTGATGGTTTAAAAGATGCTAAGGTAACTGAAAATGGTAAGGCAGTATTTGCTGCTGCAAGGGCAAGATATTTGTGGAATAATATGTTAGATGCCTTTGATGCACAATCTGGTGTGCCAGGAAGTATTTACAAACAAATTGATAATAGTGCTGACGTTAAAATTGGCAGAGAATATACAACTGAATTTTTAGAACAATTACAAAAACAAGGTGGTCAAGCATTGGAGGACGCAAGAGGTTTTACAATAAAAGATGTTGAAACTGGAAATGGTATCTATAATCTAAAAGAATTAAGATTTGATGGAGAACAGGTAGCACAATTTAGTATTAAAAAGTTTTTAGATAATTTAGGATATACAGGTTCAGCTACTGATGCCACTGCTACAAAGTTAAAAGCTATATTTGATAATAAAAAACATTTTGAAGATTTCATGAATTTTACAAGATACATGGATGGTATATCATCAGTAAAAATATCTGACCCATCAACTTTCTTAATGAGAAGATTTCAACTTGGAGCATTAGGAGCAGTAGCGGGAGGATATTTAATTGGTAGTGGTAACCAAGAAGGTTTACTAGCACCATTAGTATTTTTATTACTTGGTAGAAAGTTTGGTCAAATACTTGGTGACCCTGTAGCTGTAAGATATTTAAATGATGCATTAGGTATAGATGAAAAATTAAAATTAATGAAAGGCCAAAAAATTGGAGCTGGTGTTGCACCTGTCATACCAGGTTTTGGTGAGAAAAAATTTGTAGCAGGTCCAGGACAATTTCAAAAAGTAGGAATTAAACAAAGAGATGCTTTTGCCAGATTGTTTGGATATTTAAGAGAAGAGGATAGAGATGTTCCTCAAGTGGATGCAAATGATATTAAACCTGCAGAAATAACAGATAGACTTTTAAAGATGTCCTTAAAAATACCTGAGCCAATATATGATGATAATACTATTCCAAAAGAAACAACAGATACGATGTATGCAGGTGAATTAACAGAAGGTTCAGGAGATAAAGACGAAGATAATGATATGGTTGCTTATTTAGATACTGCAATTACTAATATTGCAGATGCAGCTGTTGACATGGAAGTGAGAGATCAAGAAGCAGATGCAAGAGGTCTTGAAGAAGGAATGGCAATAACTGAAGATCTTCAACTTCAACAAGCAGGAACTGGTAATCAAAACATTACACCGGCTACCGAACAAGTAAATGCATCTCAATTCCAAGCATTGTTCCCTAACGATCCAACAGGAGCTGCGATAGCGCAAAGAAGAAGAAATGTCTAAAGAAGCCTTACAAAAAATAGAATCACATGAAAAGCTTTGCAGAATAATGCAAAAACAAACACATGATAAAATAAATAATTTAGAAAGAGCAGTCAGCAGAATAGAAAAAATAATGTTGACTTCAGCAGGTGTATTAATTACAGGTATGGCATCAGTCATAATTGTATTAATTACACGATGAAATTAAATAAAAAATATCCATACAAACATTACAATAGATTTTCAGATACAACTGGTAGGAAGTATTTAGTTGATAATATTAAAGTGCCATCAGTTACAACCATACTTAGCGCAACCAAAGACAAAAGATTTCTTGATAATTGGCGCAGACGAGTGGGAGAAAAAGAAGCTGATAGAATTATGAGACAGGCATCATCTGTTGGAACTGAAATGCACCAGGTACTAGAATACTATCTCACTGGTCAGGGATATTACAATGCAGCAGAAGAAGGCACAAAACCAAGGATGATGGCAAAAACCATTTTGGACAATATTGAATTAGACGAAGTATGGGGTAACGAAATAAGCCTACAATACAAAAATCAATTTGCAGGCACTTGTGATCTTACTGCAGTTGCATATGGAAAACCTAGTATTGTTGATTGGAAACAAGCAAATAGGCCAAAAAAAGAAGAGTGGGTAGAAGATTATAAACTACAGCTAGGTGCCTATTATTTAGCCCATACAGCTAATTACGGGCCCATAGAGCAGGGGGTAATCAGTATTTGCACCCGAGACCTTCAATATCAGGAATTTAGGCTCTCAGAGGCGGATTTGAAAGAATACAGCGAGAAATTTTTGGAAAGATTAAGTGAGTTTCATAAGTTACAAGAGCCAATCTCTTAGGTCTTCCTCACCTAGAGTTTTAGCAGCTATCTGACCCTTATTTACCAAAGACTTCATAATTGCTTCATCAAGAGTATTTCTTGCGACAATGTCAATATAAACAACAGATCCTTTTTGACCGATCCTATGAGCCCTATCTTCTGATTGTTTACGCACTTCTAGATTGTAATTGTTTGAGAAGTAAATAACAGTATTGCAAGCAGTAAGAGTGAGCCCAAAACCGCCAGTAGTAGGATTTCCGACCATAAACCTAGTTCTCTCATCTGTTTGTATACGTTCAACAGCTTTTTTTCTGTCTTCGACATTGACCTCTCCAAATATACTTACAGTTGATTCCTCACCATATCTTACTTTTAAGAAGTGATTAATCTGATGTATGTTCCATAAATAATTCGCCCATATGATTATTTTACCATCAGTTTCCTCAATAATCTCCTCTAATGCCTTTAATTTTAATTCATGTAAATTAAGTATCTTACCCTCATCATCTTTTGTAAACCCATTACAAACCTGGTGTAATTTTATTATTTCTGTAAGTTTGTTAGAAAATGATATTGTACTATCTTCAACTATCGCTAATGCACTCGTACGTAAGCGATCATATATTTTTTTGCTTTCACCTTCGAGCACAATGTATCTTTTCTGACGAATCTTTGGCTTCAGGTCTAGGCATTGGTCTTTTCGTATTCTAGTAGAAAATTGTTTAAGACGAATCTCAAGCTCTTCTATACGTTTGTAATATTTAGGAACACTTATATATCTTCCAGAGCCTACAGGAATGTCAGTCATCTCTGCATATCTGTTTCGAAAAGCCAGATAACTAGAAAAACCTAATAATTCTGGACTTAAAAATTGACATTGTGTATATAAATCTAATGGAGATTTTGTTATTGGCGATCCTGTTAGGATACGTCTTATATGGGATTTTGATCTTAATCCTAAAATGTTTTTTGTTCTTTTTGCTGATCTATTTTTTATGGTGGTTGATTCATCCAGTGCTACAAAGTTTAATTTATTTTTAGATAAATAATCAATACAACCTTCAAATCCCCTTTTTGTTGATAAAGCTTCAACGTTAATTAGAAAGATTCTAAAGTAATCATATTTGTTGAGTTTTATTAAATCCTTTGGTTTATCTATATTCCATTTGAAAATTTTATACTTTACATCTTCAGGCATGTGTGTTTCTATTTCAGTCTCCCAAACAGTGTATACTGACTTTGGTGCTATAATTAATGCTGATGTAATTTGTTTTTTTAAAAACAAATAAGCCATATTATCAATCGTAACTTTTGTTTTACCTGTACCCATTTCCATGAAATAAGCCCATTGAACTTTTTCAGCAGATTGATTTAAAGCATTTCTTTGATGCTCATATGGTATAGTCTTGTACGGGTATTTCCACATCCTGTGTTCTTATATATTTTTTTTGTTTACAAGATCAAGTAAATAATTTAAGACCCCAACAGGAGGATTTATGGATATAGAAAAAAT